GAAACTAAAGGTCATTCTCGAAGCAGAGATAGATGATGCTATCGGCTATGTAGAGACCGAAACAGTAGAGCAACGCACAAAGGCGATCAACTACTACAATCGTTACGAGTATGGCAACGAGATAGATGGTCGTTCTAAGATCGTAACAGGCGAAGTAGCCGAGGTCGTAGATGGTGCTTTACCTCAGTTAATGCGTATCTTTACTGGTTCAGACCAATTAGGTCGTTTTGATCCAAGGATGCCAGGAGACGAGGAGTTCGCCAAGCAAGCTACCGAACTTACCAATTATGTGTTCTTCAACGATAACGATGGTGTTATCCTCATGCATAACTGGATGAAGGATGCACTTCTACAGAAGAACGGAATCGTAAAGTATTGGTGGGAAGATAGCGAAGATCCTACCAAGGAAGAATACAAAGGTCTAAACGCAGAAGAACTAACACTTCTGTTTGCTGATGACGAGATGGAACTAATCAGCCAAGAGACCGAGGAAGTCGGCATAGACCCAATGGGTATGCCTATCCTTTCTTACAATGTAGTCATCAAGAAGAAAAAAGAAGTCGGTAAGGTCTGTGTAGAGAATGTGCCACCAGAGGAGTTCTTAATCGCCAAGCGCGATAAGAGCATCAAGAACGCTAAATTTGTCGCACATCGCACAGTTAAGACACGATCAGACTTAATCGCTATGGGCTATCCACAAAAGCAAGTGGACAAGATGCCAGCGTACAACGACCTTACTTATACTCCTGAAAGAGTAGCTAGGTACAGCGCAGGCGAGATGCCAGACGAGACACAAAGCCTAGACTTTACAATGCAAGAAGTAGAGTTGTTCGAGTGCTATATTCGTACCGACTTTGATGGTGATGGGATTGCAGAACTCCGTAAGGTAGTCTATGCAGGCGATCAGATTATTGACAACGAGGAAACAGATCATATTCCCTTTGCAAGCATCTGCCCTATTCCTATGCCACACAAGTTTTTTGGTCAAAGTCTAGCCGACAGAGCAATGGACATACAACTTATCAAGTCTACGATTACTCGGCAGATACTAGATAACCTGTACCTAACCAATATGCCAAGGGTTACTGCCCTAGATGGACAAGTAAACCTAGATGACCTACTAACCACATCACCAGGCGGTGTAGTGAGGATTAAGTCTCAAGGTGCGGTTCAGCCATTATCTGTACCGGCAACAGCATCACAGTCGTTCCCAATGCTTGACTACATGGATCAGGTATTGCAGAAGCGTTCAGGTGTTACTTCTATGAGTCAGGGTATTGATCCTAACATTCTACAAAACACCACAGCCACAGCGATTGCAGCAATGCAACAAGCAGGCTCTGGTCGCATAGAGATGATTGCTAGAATCTTTGCCGACACAGGTGTAAAAGACTTATTTGCAGGCATATTCCACTTGATCCTAAAGTATCAGGACAAGCCAAGGGTTATTCGTTTACGAGGCAAGTATGTCTCTATTGACCCAAGAGAGTGGAAGAACAACTACGATGTAACAGTCAATGTCGGTCTAGGCACAGGTAGCCAAGATCAGAAGATGGCGATGGCAGCAATGGTTATGCAAAAACAAGAGCAGATTCTACAGACTCAAGGCTTTGCTAATCCGTTAGTCAGCGTAGGTCAGTATCGCAATACACTTGGTAAGTTTATCGAGGCAGCAGGGTACAAAGACTCGATGGAGTTCTTTAAAGAGATTCCACCAGAGCTAGACCAACAATTGTCTCAGCCACAGCCACCACAACAACAGCCTAACCCTGCGTTAGATATGATGATGCAACAGGCACAGGCACAGATCGAAACAGACAGAGCCAAAGCAATCAACGAGATTGAGATTGCCAAGGCTAAAGCACAAGCCTCTATCCAACTCGAAAGAGAGAAGGCAGCAGCTAACCTAGAACTCAAGACAGCAGAGTTCCAAGCAGAGGCTCAGTTGAAAGCAGCACAAGTCGGTGCTAAATTAACAGGTGATGTCAGGATACCTGGATGAATACAACCGACAGAGCTAAAACATTATTAGGCGATGAGTTTTTCCAAGAGCTATTACAGGCTCAGAAAGACTCATTCAAGTCGTATATCTTTAGTTCTGCCGAGCATGATGTAGAAGGTAGAGAAAGAGCCTTAGTTAAACTAAAGGCACTAGAAGAATTTGAAGCATCTATTCAATCAATCGCACACAATGGCGAAATTGAAAAGAAGCGTGTAAAGGTTTTTTAACAACCATAGAGGTCGAAAATGAGTGAAAACACCAACCCACAAGGGAGTGTAGACAATTCTGTATCAGGTGCAGCTAATGCATTTATGTCTTTTCTTGAACCACAAGCGGAGGAGGCGAAAGCCCAACCAGAACCTAGTGAGGCAGAGTATTCTGCCGAGTCCGAGGAGCAAGATGTAAGTGCAGAAGAAGCTGAAAGCCAAGAAGAAGAAGTAGAGGAACAGCCACGCTACCGAGTTAAAGTCTCTGGTGAAGAAGTGGAAGTTAGCCTTGATGAGCTTTTGAATGGTTACAGTAGGACTGCCGATTATCAGAAGAAAACTCAATCTTTAGCGGAACAAAGAAAGGCTGTAGAAGCTGATCGAGTAAAGATTGATGAAGCAGCAAAGACTAGAGAAACATATGCCCAACGACTCCAAGTCATTGAACAATTGTTACAGCAACAAGATCAAAGCCAAGACTTAGCATCACTCAAGGCAGAAGATCCAATTGCTTACGCAGTTGCAATGGGAGAGAAGATGGAACGAGATAAGCAGTTGCAAGCGGTGCAGATGGAAAGACAGCGAGTTCACCAAGAACAGCAGTCTTATACACAAGCACAGTTGCAAAAGCATATCCAAGCAGAACAGGCAAAACTTGTAGAGGCTATCCCAGAGTTTAAAGACGATGTGAAAGCCGAAGTAATCCGTAGAGATATACGCAATTATGCTAAAGCTCAAGGATTCTCAGACCAAGAGCTGTCTCAGGTTTACGATAGTCGCGCTGTACTAGCCCTCTATAAAGCAGCACAGTACGATAAGTTGATGGCAGGCAAAGGTGTTACTTCTAAGAAAGTAGCCAATGCTCCTAAGACGATTCGACCAGGAACATCTAATCCGCAGAGTTCCGAGAATGAAACAGCAAAAAAAGATAGAGCAGCATTACGCCAATCCGGCAATAAAAAGGATGCAGCTCGTTTATTTGAACGATTTTTATAAAGGAATTTAATCATGGCAGCATATGATCGCTATAGCGCAATTGGTGCGCGGGAAGATTTAAGCGATGTTATTTATGACATCAGCCCTACCGACACCCCAATTATGTCAACCATTGGCAAAACCAAAGCAACATCGGTTACGCATGAATGGCAAACAGATAGTCTCGCAGCAGCAACCACAGCCAACGCATTAGTTGAAGGTGCAAGTGCTTCTGAGGGTACTATTACCCCAACAACCCGTCTCGCAAACTTGACACAGATCGTAGGTAAGACTGTTATGGTTTCTGGTACTCTCTTGGCTTCTGACCTTGCTGGTCGTAAGTCTGAGATGGCTTACCAGTTGGCTAAAGCATCTGCTGAGATCAAGCGCGACATCGAGACCATCATTACAGCAAACCAAGGTCAGACAGCAGGATCGTCTGGTTCGTCTGCTCGTAAGTTAGGTTCACTCCTGTCTTATATCAAGACCAACACAAGCAAGAATGGTACTTCCGTTACTGGTGTAGACCCAACAACCCTTGGTGTTTCTACTCGTACAGATGGTACAACTCGTGCATTTACTGAGACCATCCTCAAAGATGTTATCGCTAAAGTGTTTGCAAGCGGTGGTACACCATCAGCATTGTTTGTTAGCCCTGCACAAAAGCAAGTAGTTTCAGCTTTTACAGGTTTGGCAGCACAACGCTACCAAGTGCCTACGAGTGGTCAAGCAACCATCCTAGCCGGTGCTGATTTATATCAGTCCGACTTTGGTGTATTGCAGATCGTTCCTAATCGTTTTATGCGTACTCGTGATGCGTTGATCCTTGATCCAGAATATGCAGCATTAGCATATCTGCGACCATTCCAGACCAACGACATTGCTAAAGTAGGCGATGCAGACAAGAAACAAATCTTGGCTGAATTGACCCTCGAAGTTCGCAATGAAGCTGCTCATGGTGGTGCTTTCGACTTATCTTGATAAATAGTAGATAAGTTGTAGAATAGGGGGTGGGCAAAACCTGCCCCCTTTCTAGGAGTCTTTATGTCAGAACTCGGCAAACGAGGTAACTTAGGTGTAGTAAACGGAGTAGTAAAAACAGCCTACGCAGATGGCGAGGGCGGTCTTATTATTAAGACAGAAACACAATTAGACGATTTTATTGACCATACAAAGGCACAATACAATCAGCGTAGTGAAAAGACAGGATGGGGAGACTCCCCCATAGATGCAAAGAATAAAATAGCATCATTACCTTTGGAGATTATTGAGACTCTAAATGTAATGGGAATTATGCGAGGCTTTCATATTACCGACCAAAAAGCCCTCAAGAAGTGGCTAAATAACCCTGATAATAAGGTATTTAGAACTAGAGGGGGTCAGGTATGAGGATCGCTATATTAATGCCAGCTAGAGGGCAAATGGAAGTCTCTACAGCGTTTGATTTAGTAGCAATGTGTGCGTATACCATTAAGACCACAAAACACGATATAGACCTGTTTACTAGCTCTGGAACGCTAATATTTGACCAGAGGAATAAGTTGGTAGAAACAGCACTAGAAAACAAGGCAGACTATCTGCTCTTTGTAGATGCAGATATGAGGTTTCCCAAAGATACCTTAAAAATATTAATGGCTCACAATAAAGATATTATTGGAGTCAATGCAACTACAAGGGCAGAACCCGTTAGCCCTACAGCTAGGAACATCCATATTAACGAGGATGGCTCTGTAGATTGGGTAGCGGTTTACTCCAATGCTAAGTCAGGCGTTGAGAAAGTAGATGGGATTGGCTGTGGAATTATGTTGATTAAACAGAGTGTCATTAAGAAGATGGAAAAACCCTACTTCTACTTTGAGCAACTTTTAAACAACAAGATACTGGGCGAGGACATTTACTTTTGCATTAAAGCAAAGGATGCAGGAGTTGATACTTGGGTAGATCACGATCTATCCAAACAGATAAAGCATATTGGGCAGTATGTCTATGGATGGCATAACATCGAAGTACCAAAAGATTAAGAGAGAGCTATGGCTTATACAACCTATTCCGATTTAAAGACATCGGTAGCAAACTATTTAGGTCGGTCTGATCTAACATCGGTCATTCCCGACTTTATTAGCTTTGCAGAACTACGCATAGGTAGAGAACTAAGAACTCGCCAAATGCTAGAGCTAACAACAATAGCAACTACAGGCGGTGATTCTACAGTTTCTTTGCCTAGTGATTTTTTAGAAATAAAAGATTTAAATATTCAAGGCAACCCAAGAACACCACTTACTTACTTATCGCCTAGTGCTTTCTCAAGAGATGCTAGAGCAGACGAGTCTGGCAAACCTTTTTATTACACTATTTTAGAAGCAGAGATATCGTTAGCACCAAAACCTGACACAGTTTATAACATTGAGATTCTCTACTATGCTAAACCTACTGTATTGTCTACTGGTAATTCAAGCAATGTATTTCTTGTTAATTATCCAGATGCTCTCCTCTATGCCTCGCTTTTAGAAGCCGAGCCATATCTTATTAACGATGCAAGAAGTCAAACATGGTCAACCTTGTATGATCGAGCAATTAAGAATATCTCTGATGCAGATCAGAATAGCGAATACTCTGGAGTGCCGTTACAAATACAAACAACATCTAGATAATGGAAAAGAATAATGGCTATAAGCAGAATTACATTTGGAGAATGGACACCAGATCAGCCAGGTATTAGCAATGGCTTACGCAGGGCTGAAAATGTTTATTCAAAATTAATTGGCTATGGTGGGATTCCTAGTGTTGTAGATTATTCTTTAGCAGCATCCGAAAACCTAAACAATGTCGTGGCAGGCAAGACAACAGCAGGAGCTACATTAGTATTTGCCGGTGGATCTACAAAATTATTTAGATTAGACTCTGGAACATTAGCATTAGACAATGTATCCAAATCAGGAAACTATACAACTCCTACAGATCAGCGTTGGAGGTTTACACAGTTTGGCAATGTAATTATTGCAGCAAATGGTCAAGCAAAAATACAAGGGTATAACTTAAATAGTGCTTCTTTGTTTGCAGATTTATCAGCAGATGCGCCAGATGCAAGATATGTAACTGTAGTTCGAGACTTTGTAGTATCAGGACACCAAACTGGTTACTACAACAGAGTTCAATGGTCAGCATTAGGAGACGAGTCTAGTTGGGCTACATCAGCAACTACCCAAGCAGATTTCCAAGATATTCCTGATGGTGGTTCTATTGTCGGTGTAACAGGCGGTGAATATGGTCTTATATTAATGGATCGTTCTATTCATCGTATGTCGTATGTTGGCAGTCCTTTAGTCTTTCAGTTTGACAACATCAGCAGAAACTTAGGATGCTACGAGGCTAACTCAATTATTCAGTATGGCGGTACAACATTCTTCTTAGGCGATGATGGCTTTTATGCCTGCGATGGACAGCAGATTATTCCAATTGGTAACGAAAAAATAAACAGGTTCTTCTTTGATAATGTAGATGAAGGTACTTTATACCTCATGTCTGCTGCGGTAGAACCAACAAAGAAGTTAATTATTTGGTCATACGCATCCAATAGTTCTGCAACTCCTGATAGCTTTTTAATCTACAACTATCAGACTCAGCGTTGGACTAGCGGAACAACTACTGTAGATAGAATTGCATCTACCTCTACTCCTGCTGTTACATTAGAAAACATGGATGTTTATGGAAACCTAGACACCATTTTGACCTCCTTTGATAGCCGACTTTGGCTTGGTGGTAGATTACAGTTAGCCGGTGTAGATGGTGCAAAGATTGTTACCTTTTCAGGTGCTAACGCTACAGCGTACATAGAAACAGGCGATATAGAAGTGCCAGGCGTAACCTCATCTATTACATTAGTAAAACCTACTGTTGAGGGTGGCTCTGGTAGCGTGGCTTTGCTATCTCGTAGGCTTTTAACAGAGTCCACAGTATTTGGATCACAAACAGCAGCAGATGCCGAAAATAGAGTGTCTGTGCGTGGTATTGGTCGCTATCATCGTCTACAATTAACTCCTACAGGTAGTTGGACATCCGCAGTCGGAATGGACATAGATTTAAGCCCTCTAGGAACTAGATAATGTTTAGAGCATTACCCCCATTTGGTAGCGATCCTCGTGGAGTAGCCGAGGTAGTCAATGGGATTATGAATGGTAAGACCAACAATACAGGCTCGGTAACTCTAGCGACAGGCGGTGCATCTACTACAACAATTACAGATGCTCGTATTGGTGTAGATTCTGTCATTCTGTTGATGGCAACAGACGATACATCAGCTACAGCGTATTACCCTTATTTAGCGGTACAAGACGATACAGATCAAGCTGCGACAACAACTACAGCAGCCAATATTATGTCGTTTAGCACTACAGACTATGCATTAGGTGCAAGTCTAGTAACTAATACGAAACTAACAGCAGGTTACTCTGGACTCTACAACATTCAGTTTAGTGTGCAGTTTAAAAGCACAGTTAATGATCCTGAGTTTGTAGATGTATGGTTTAGAAAAAATGGTACTAATGTAGCAGCATCAAACAGTAAATTTGGTATATCACAAAGAAAAAGTGCAGGCGTTCCAAGTCATATGATTGGCTCATTAAACTTCTTTATTGGTTTAGAGAAAAACGATTATGTAGAATTAGTTTTTAGACCATCTGATATTGGTGTAACAATTGAGCATTTTGCATCAGATACCTCACCTACTAGACCAGCAACACCTAGCATCATAGCCACAATGAGTTATGTATCATCAAATGGCTATACCAGTAATCTTTTTACAATGCCTTATATATCAGCAGTAACCAACGGAAGTGCCACTATTAGCCATCCAGCTAATACAGTATCAGGCATGACTTATAAATACATCATCGTAGGATAAAACTATGGCAACAACTACACAAACCTCGTCAGTAGATCCAGCGTTACTCCCATACCTTACCCAAGGTTTGCGGAGGGCGCAGAGTCTATTTCTTACAGGAACACAACCTGAGTTCTTTCCTGATCAGACTTATGTAAGCCCATCGGTTGCTACAACCGAGTCTCTTGCAGAGCAAGAAAGATTGGCACGAGCAGCAAGCCCACTTTTAACCCAAGCACAACTGGGTTATACATCATCTTTAGGTCAGATCGGTCAAACGGCTGGTGGTAGTTTCTTAAATGCGAATCCTTATCAACAACAGATGATAGAAGCAGCCACTCGCCCACTAACCCAACAGTTTAGCCAATCCGTATTGCCAGGCATATCGAGCCTTTACAGCAAGTCTGGTCGTTTGGGTAGCGGTGCTATGGAAAGAGCATTGGGAACTGCTACAGAGGCTTATGGGCGGTCTTTAGGGGATATTACATCCAATATTGCAGGAACACAGTATCAACAAGAAAGAGGGCTACAACAACAGGCTCAATTAGCCCAAGCTCAGTTGGCTGGTCTAGCACCTCAGTTTTATGGTCAACAGTTCCTACCTTCTCAGACACTAGCTCAAGTGGGCGCGCAACAAGAGGCAATCGCTGCACAGCCTCTACAAGAGCAGTTGGCTCGTTACCAGTTTGGACAACAATTACCATATCAGCAATTACAAGGGTATCTATCATCGGTATATGGCACTCCATTAGGAAGCTATGGCACACAAACAACTTCTGCGCCTACCTATCAGAATCGTGGTGCAGGTGTGCTTGGCGGTGGTATAGCTGGCGGTCTAGGCGGTTACGCATTAGGTCAAGCGTTCCCTGCTATCGGTGGTACTTATGGTGCATTAGGCGGTGCAGCACTCGGTGGATTATTAGGTGGTTACTTCTGATAGTAGAAAAACTAACCCTACATCGTTTAGAGGAGTTTTTTGAACTAGTTACCAAGATGGTAGCCGAGGCAGAGTTTGCTTACGCAATACTAGAAAAGCACAAGATTCTACATTTATTTAAGAATCCTAATGTAATTATGTTTATTGCAATAGAACACAACAGAATTGTTGGGTTTATATCAGGTCTAGCCCATGAGTATTTCTTTAGTAATCGTAAAAGAGTAAGCGATTTAGGATTATATGTATTACCTGAGTATCGAGGTAGTAGAGCAGCACTTAAACTAGTAAAATCACTAGAAACATGGGCTAAAGATATGGGTGCAGATGATCTGCATTTAGGGCAAACAACAGCAGTAGACATGGATAAAACCAGACAGTTTTATGAAAGACTAGGTTATAAAACTGTTGGCTTTAATACAGTCAAACACTTAAAGGATTAATTATGTGCGGTGGATTCGTAGACGATTTTTTAGACAATACTTTAAGTTCTGCCGGAGATTTTGTAGAAAGCCAAATACAAGAAATAGTAGATGATCCTGTAAAAGCTGCTGCTAAAGTTGCTGCCGTTGCTAGTGGAAACGCATGGGCATTACCTATTATTGAAGGTGTAGACACAATAGAAGAAGGTGGAACTTTAGAAGAAGGTCTTTTATCTGCCGGTAAGTCTTATGCTGGTCAACAGATTGGTGCTGAATTAGGTAGTCAATTTGGTGGTGGTGGGTATGGTACAGGCGAAGATTTTAACATGGGTGATGGCGGTTATTACACAGGCGAAGATTTCAATATGGGAGGCTCGCTTGGAGATGCTGATATACAAGAAGGTGGATTTTATGGCGGTGGTGCTACACCACAAGCAACCATCATTCCTGGCGAACTAGGAGATATTATCCTAGATGCAAATGGTAATGTAGTTTTATCTTCTGGATCTGACATATTACCAGCACCTAGTTCTTTTAATTTATCGCCAAGTCAAGCATTACAAGCACTAAGAGGTGCTAGTGGTTTATTAGGTAAACAACAACCACAAGCAATACCACAAATGCAGATGGGCGGTAGAACACAGATGCCACAAGGCGAAGTTGATTACTCTGGCATTTATAACTTATTGGCTCTACAAAGAGCAAGAAATCCAAATTCTTTACTAGGATAAATTATGGCAATTGATCTATCAGCTTTATTCGGACAACAACCAGACTATTCTCAGTTTATTAGTCCTGCCGAAACACAAAGGATGCAGTCTGGTGCTGGTCAGCAAGCCCTATTAAACGCTGCTATTGCCTTGTTAGGACAGTCTGGACAAACAAGACAACCTATCAGCACAGGACAAATACTAGGTAGCGCACTAGGTGCAGGCATGGAAGGCTATAACCAATCATTTGATCGCAGTCTAAAGCAAATGGTAACTAATATGCAGTTAGAGGAATTTAAGCGTAAGCGTCAAGCACAAGAAATGGCTAGAGGTGCGATTACGCAAACTCCTGTTCCTATTTCAATGGCTACAGGTCAAGGATCTCAATTAGAAATGTTATCTCGCCCTGAGTTTGGTGGAGATATGGCAGCAGCAGAAACAGTTGGTGCTTTAAGAGCAAACTTGCCAACAAAAACATCTGTAGATCTTAATAAACTTATTCAAGCAATTGCTATAGCAGATCCTGTAGAGGCTGCTAAGTTAATGTCTAAAGAACCAAAAGAATCATTTAGACCTTTATCAGCAGAAGAAAAGACACAACTTGGATTACCAAAAGACCAATCATTCCAAGTTAGTTCATCTGGAAAAATAGATCAAGTTAGCAAAGGTGAATTAGTTAAAAACATTATTGGAAAAGGCGATTCTGAACTAGAAAAACTAGATGCACAACAAATTGCTGCAATGTCTGCAAAAGCAATTTCTGCAAACGAGTTTGCTCGTAATGCATCAGCTATTGATACATTATTAAAGGGCAAAGGCGGTGGTATACCAGTTAAAGTTGGAGCAGAGCTTGCAACAGCCCTTAATTTACCTAGCGAAACAGCAACTGCAAACGCATTAGCAACTGCATTACAAACAAGAGCAGCCACACAAGTTAGGGCTGCTGGTTCTGGATCTACATCTGATTTAGAATTTAAAGCATATTTGTCTGTATTCCCATCATTGGCAAATACAGAACAAGGTCGAACATTAATGGCTAAAGGATTACAAGCGTTTGCTGAAAGAGATGCTTTAATTGAGAAAAAAGCAAGAGAATTATTTAGAGACAAAAACTATAGCGCGCAAGCAATTGCTGAATATGATCGAAGCCTAGGAGCTGTATTAGGCGAAGAATTTAAGCCATATTTAAGTCAGCAAACAAAACCACAAAGAAGAAGTTTCTAAGGATAAACATGGCTAATCGTAAAGTAGTAAAACTTACTGATGGCACAGAGGCAGACTTTGACATCAATGCTTCTTTGGCTGACATTGACAAAAGATTGGCACAAGAAGGTTTAGAAAGAGATACAAAAGTAAAACCTTTTGCAGAAAGAGGCGAAGTAGATACAACAATGGCAAAAATCAATTTGCCTATTGTGCAAGGTGTTACAGGTGTTTTAGGTTTGCCAGCACTTATCCAA